AGGCGTCACAGCGCCTGACAAGCCAGTGACCACATACTCCTCACCATCAACTACAGCAGTAGGTGACGCAGGTATCGAGTCGCTAGTGTTTACAAAAACCTCAACGTGCTTAAAGTCTATGTCGTTAGGATTAGTCCACTCTGCGGTAATTGTTTGTATGCCGCCCGTAGCCGCGCCCCCTGTTGGTGCGCTTGGTGCAGTCGTGTCCCCATTTAGTGCTTGATTGCTTAATGTTGTGCCCGTGCTAGTTACTCCTAGCAGGTTTTCTGCCTGTACACGGAAATCGTAATTAGAGGTGATGTCGAGTCCAGAGATAAGCACGTTAGTCTCGCGGCTCTGCACCTCAAAGTAATCAGTAGTGCCGTTCTTGTTATAGCGTATCTTGTAAAACTCAATGAAAGCGTCATCGGGCGCTGTCCATGCCAACTGCACAGATGAGCTAACGCCACCGTCAGGACCGCGTAGACCAATTTCTGTGAGTGTAAGGCTAGTGACATTCGCGACCGTTCTGCCGTCGTATAAGTCCAGTTCACCGCCCGACAAAAAGTTCTCTTCGTCTAAGGTTGTCCAATCGTAGATAGCAGAGGCTGTCTCAATACAAACAAGATTGACTGCCAGTGCTTGCCCATCACCAATCGCCAATGAGTAGTCAATGACCTCAAACACCTTAGAGCTATAGTTAAGTCGGTCATTAGTAACTTGTATTGTGTCTCCGACTTTAACCTGCAAGCCCTTGAGGTTTACCGTCATTGTAATCACGACTTGCTGGCGTGACTTCAGAAGTGCGATTTTAGCGAGCCGTTGTGCCTGTAAGTTATTGGTCACAAAAGGCAAGGGCATATCTAGGTAAAGAGGGTCGCCGTCTTCTGTTGCATAGGTCGAGCTAATTTGTGGCGGGTAATCTAGGACTTTATAATTTTTCTCTTCAGATACGAAAATACCTTTTACGCCGTTGTAGATGCCTCTACGCGACTGCTTGGTCTGCGTCTGTATCTCGCTGATAACGTCTGCTTTTGTAAACGTGTGTGTCGGTGTTTTGTACTCTGCGCCGTCTACAAAATACTTGCCGCCTGAATATGTTAGCTTGCCGCCCATAGAGGCCAGCAACTGCTCGATGTTGGCTTTGATTTGGTTTGCGGTGTCGATAACGCCGTTACACTGATAGCGGTCTTGTGTGCCGCCAGCGTCTATAGATACCTGCTCGTCGCAAAGGTCAGCCGCCGCCTCTAGCGCAGTCGAGTCGATGTTTACGTTGCTTTCGCCCAGCCCATAGCTTTGGTCGAGCATGTAGTCGCGTAAACAAAGTGCAGGGTTTGTACTATAGGCAGTGACACTTGTGCGCGGGTCAAAAACGCGCTTGCCTTTGATGACCGCTGTAATGTTGGGGACGCCCTGCGGAAACTTGTCCTGATTCCACTCTAGCTTGAATGCTATGTAGGCAATGCCACTTAGCTTGTGGTCTGCTGTCCACTCGGTAATAGGCGTCAGTAGGCTAGAGGCTGATTGCCCTGACGTACCAAGCTTCGTAGTGTCCATTGTGACGTATGTACCCCAGTCATCTTGAAAACCACCTGACGCAGTCCAAATCTTGTTATCGTTAAACCAAACCTCTTCGTAACTATTGATGTGATGGGTAGCAAACACGACAGCCAAGTGCAGATACTTGTTATCACTACCAGAGTGCGCGATAAAAACGACGTTGCCGCCGACTCGCATTTTGCCGTAGATTAGCTTGCGGCTACCTGCTGGCTCTCGCGTTGTCTGTGTAATCCCTCGCATCTGTGCGCCGATGTTTGGCTTTGGTGTAAGCGCACGAGACACCATTGACAGGCCAGCACCGATTGCAAAGGCTTTAGCGCCTACAGCACTGAAAAGAGTTGCAAAAAAAGCGCCGCTACCTGCCGCCGCCACGCTGACAGCGCTAACAATACCTGCGATAGCACTGACAGCCATAACTTACCTCAGACACTTAGAATAAATGCGCTCAATACAATCGAAACCGAGCCGCTCCAAGATCACATCAAAAGGCTGATGAATCTTAGTATTTATATGAATCTTAGAAACGCCTTCTGTCTCTAAGCACTTAATCGCATACTTAATTAATTTGACACCGGTCATACCTTCCCGTGCTTGCTTACGAAGGAAGATAACGTCGTTGTTAGCAAATGTGTGATCTTTATAGTGCAGTGACTTGCTTACTAGGACCACAAAGTAACCCATCAGTTGCCCATCTTGTCGCGCGGTATATACACGTAACGAGCCAATGTAATCGTAAGCAGCATAAGCGTCCCAATCAGGATTTAGCTTGATTACATCTTTATTTAAGGCTATCTCCTCCCAATGCTCCTCAATGAGTGGAAGAATGTCCTCTTTGACGTTCGCCAAGTTTTCGTGTGCGTATTTCATTAATCTAACTGTCTTTGATCTGGTGGGAAATCTCCGCCAGGACCGCCGCCTCGACCGCCTCCGCCGCCTCCGCTTGAGACCTGACTGCGACCCCAGACAATTTCTTTCTCTGCCATTTCTGCTACGAACTCTAGCCCCTTGTCGTTGGGGTAATCAATTTTTTGATCTTCTGCTGTGTAACGACGAATGCGAGTGCGCTCAAACTCAATCAACCGATTCTCAACTGCTATTTGTATCGCGGCAGTCGCAGCAGAATCGTTAATAACCATGGTATCCATGAAGCCGCTAAAGACGATGACAGGATTAGTAATTACTGCGTTACTAGAGTCCATAGCCCCTAGCTTTACCGTTAGCTCGCGGCCTTGATAGTCTTCGTCACGCGCCTTTGCAAGTAGTGGGTCAGTAATGCCTGATAGCGTTACAGTAATACCGTTGGCTTGTAGCTCTGAAGTCTCAGCGATCTCACCGATACTAAGAAGGGTTCCCGCACCAACGTAGTCAACACTGCCTATAGTCAACGTGCCTATGCCGTTCCACAGATTCAAGTCGCCGGAATCAAATGCACACTCTACGAGAAAGATAGGGCGCACCAAATCGGCAGTAACTGCCGTTTGCATACTCGATGTTAATGATCTGCTCATATCGCCTCAACACATGCAAAAGTAAAACCGTAAAGACCTGCTCTATTAATATTCCAATCGATTTTATTAGTCGCTAGGCGCCATGTTCCCTTAGGAAGGGTGAAGTCAAGAGGACTACTAGATGCCGCCGCTCTTAATGGAGGCATGATATCAATGGACGATGCGCTATTGACTTCAGTGATGATATACAGCGCATTGCCAAGCTCGAAGTAATCTCCAGCGACAGCACCACTAAACGAGCCTGTCAGTGTAGTAGCGTTTACAGCGCCTGTAGCTGTCCCTGACGCAGTCGTAGTATGCAAAGGGTTGCCCAAGGTAAAGGTATTCGCTTGGCCCCTTAGAGAGGCGAAGAAAGCTTCTACCTGCTTTGCTTCTGATCGAGTCAACGGTGGCAATGTGACTTCCGCTTCCCAGCGCACGCCTTGATGCTGATATACCTGCTGATCGTATGTAAAAGGTGATTCACTTATAGCGGTTGCAGAGCACAATCGCATAGTCATAGACGTAAATCCAATGTTAGGGAAAGCCGCCATCCTTAACCTCCCATCGCCTTACCAAAGCCGCCACCTCTCATTCTGCCATCAGCGACAGCGGCCTTAGCCGCGTTACTTATTTGTGGAAGAAGGTTTGCGATCTCTGCTCTAACGGTTTGCTGTACGCCGGTCGTGACGTTAATGTTCTGTACCACAGTAACACTGCCACCGACTAACGAGTCGTTAGGTATGATTGTACCGTTACCCGCGGGTACCATAAGCTCAGGTCCGCGCTCGCCTACTAAGTAAGGCTTGCCACCTGCAACAGGACCACCCATTGCTCGAGTCACGTGATTTGCCGCTGGACCAAACTCAATACCAGTAGGCCCAACTAAAGGCTTGGGAGAAAATGCATTAACAATAGCGCCAAAAATACTTTGTGTGATGTAGTACTGAATTAACATTTTCGACAGATCTTCTATGATTGATCTTGCCATGTCTTTAAAGGCAGCCTCAAAAGATTTGGCGCCCACTATCGCATCATAGAAACTGTCGGTAAAAGCAGTCATCGATTGATCGGCAAGCTGGTCAATCCTTTGTGCCAACTCTGCTGCTTGCTTATCATTGTCACTCAATGCCTCCCTAAACCGCTCTAGTCCCTGTAATGCGGTATCTTTAAAAAGATCATGAGCGTTCATTTTGCGGCGTTCTACTTGCTCGCGGAACGTCGCTTCTTCTTCAGCGAGGCGATTACTGAGACGAGTCAACATCTCTTTGTCAGCACCCTCTTTTGCGAGTGCCTTGGTGATGATGTCTCTACGTCGTTCTAGTGACTCTTTCTGCGCTTCTTCTTCAGTGAGTAAAGACTTACGAAGATTCTCTAAGCTCTTAGAAAACTGCTCTTCAGCAAGCTTCTCTTTCGCTATACGATTGCGCTCCATAGCTTCTGTATCGCGATCTAACTGCTCTTCGTGTGCTAAGAACGCTTGAAACTCTCTGTCTGCTGCATCTGCCGCCGCATCACTTGCTGCCTTGGTTTCTCGTAAAGCACGGGCTCTATCTATCTCTGCTTCTATGGCTTCGTGTTGACTTGGCTTAATATTTTCTAGCGCATCTAATTGGCGCTCTAGGCCGTCTATGTATGCGTCAATTGGATCAAGGCCGAATGCTTCATTTTGAGCTATTAAAGTATCAAGAAACTCTTTGGCTTTCTTGTCGGCCGCCTTGGTATCTTCCTCTATATCACCATATGGATTACCGCCGGCTTGCAAAGCGGACAGTACTTTTCTTTGCTCTTTGATTTGACGATTCAGAACGACATTCTGTGCGTTCAACAGCAGTAGCTTGTCTGTCTGATCTTCATAAATATTGCTTTGCTGGAGCTCAGACGTGGCTCTTGCTTTTATTAGCTCAATACCAGTTGCTTGTGCTCCGTTAAAAACTTCAAGCATGCGTTTAGCATCTTTTTGTTTTTCCGTCGCTTCCTCACGCTCTTCTTGGTTTTCTCTTAATTTGCTATTGAGTGAAACAAGAGAATCGAGCTCTTCGTCAGTCATGAAGGCCAGTTCAGCACCAGCAAGAACACCCGCTTCTTTAGCGGTCCTCTTAATGGCCTCTGAAAGCTCTTCTAATTGCTTCTCGCCCTCTTTGACGTCCTTCACGAACGCGGTTGCAATACCGGCGCCAACGGCCAGCACAGCACCTAAGAGAGCGCCCTGAGGGCCGAAGAGAGACGCAATCTGAGAACCCTGCTGACCGAATACGATCATTGCATTGGTTCCCATACTTAGCTGAACAGCAATATCTTGGATCTGGTGACCGAACTGACCAGCGCCGCCGCGCATGAAGCGGAACTGTTGATTAAGCGCTTTGCTTTGACGCTGAGTATTCCGCATCGAGCGCTGCATGGAGTCAAAGGCTTTCTTGGTATTATCTTTGCCTTCGAGGACCGTTACTACGCGTTCTTGTTGCATCTGAGCTTTCCTTTAGCTTTTGGTTCCTTATCTTAAAATAGGTAAACCAATGATTAAACTCACTGACGGTCATGCTCAGAATTGTTGAAAGAGGCTGACCAAGGTGATCCGCGAGCTCATACATATAAAACAACTCGCTAAGTTCTCCTTGATCATTTAGGAGTTTTTTTCGCGGTCCTCTTCGGTTTCACCGTCAATTTGCAGAACGAAGTTTGCAACTCGCGAAAGCACCTCTGGATCAACATGAGTGCGAAGCTTAACCTTGTCACCAATGTCAAAGACTGGCTCGCCTTGATCATCTGTACAACCGAATATGACTGCATAGACCATGTAATCAGTCGTATCTCCATCAGCACGACGAACCCATTTACCTTTGTCATCGAGTGACAAGTTTTTAGAATAAAGAGTTACATCCCACTCTGGTACATGTAACTCTCGTATCTCCTTGTTACTAAAGTGCGATACCGCTACATCAATTAACTTTGACATTTACGTCTACCTCTATCCGTAAAAGTTACGCAGTTGTTTCTGTCAGCGTGCCTGTTCCCGTGCCGTTGAATGTAATTTCAACGAGACCATCAAACGATTGACTACGACTGATAGACGTAATGATTACTGAGCCAGTGTAATAGGTCTTACCAGTTGTATTGCCTTCTGGGTATAGGTTCAACGTAGCTGTAGTACCTTCATCCAGCGCAAGCTGACCGTTTGTATCACTAGAGTCGTAATAACAGTTCACGGTTGCACTCCATGACTTTTGAGTCGCTTTGTTAGTCATGAAGTCATCACCCATGACAGTGTCATTGACGATCTCAGATGAGCTCTCTAAGCTGAAGTCACGTACTTCTGCGACAGCATTTGTGCCGACGAAGACTGCGCCATCCTTACCTATAAATGTTGACATGATTTTCCCCTAACGAGATAAATGAAAAATATTTTACCCTAGCCTATGTGGTAGGACTACCCTCAGTCGTTGCATATTGAACTTCAACTGTTACACGCCCCAAAATCATAGGTTGATCACCTTGATCTGAGATGTCTGCTTCAAAAGACAACACTCGTGTATCTTGAGCGCGCCCTCCCCGCGTGAGATCTGTATACAGTGCTGCTTCTATCTCTGCGGTAATCTTGTCCATAGTATCATCGTAATCCGATACGGCTTTTACATAAGCCTCTACGACGACCTGCAACGTCCTATTCTGTGTGCGCGGAGGATTAATACTCTGATAAGCGGTATCTTCAGAAAGCGTATAAACAGCCAATCCTGGGAGCTTATCTTCGCGCAAGGGATAGATACGAGTGGGATATACGTTCGCTTTTGTAGTCGTCAGGCCCGTTAATGCGGTGACTACATTATCGCGAATAGCTGTGCGGATGTGACTCATTGTTTCTCAAGCGCCAATTCAGAAATGCCAGTGCCGTCAGGCATTATGGCTACGACTCGATATTCGTTTAATGATCCATCCACTGTAATAGATACCTTGTCGCCCTCAGTGATTTCACTCACATCAGAAGAACGACAGGTTAATCTAGGCTGCTGTACAGAAAATGTCACCGTTCCACCGACATCTTCAAAAACATGATCCGCGTCAAAGATCGCGGTAAACGTCGTTGACGCACCGAATAAAGGAGCAAAAGTGATTTTCTGACCAAAGTCGGCCAGCATAGTGGAGCGGAATACATCCGTCTCTACAGCCATTATTCATCCTCAGGCTTTGCCTTAGGTGGACGACCACGACGCTTAGGCTGCTCCTCAGAGTCTTCCAGAGCGACAGCGCGGTTTTCCTTCTTGGGCTCTTCATGGTGCGGCGCCAAGCGATCAATTGCCATTAAGTCTTTCGCAAGCTGATCAGTTAAGTCAGAAACGACATCCCCAACTTTGTAACGTGTACCTTTGATTATGCAGTCTCTAATTACTTCGTATTTCATAAAACCTCCTAAAAGGTAACCCGCCCCGTAGGGCGGGTCATACTACTTACTGGTCGTCGTTACCGAGACAGAAGCTAACAGCGTTACGTACAGCAACGTCGATAGTCTGGAACGCTACGATGCGAACAGAACCTGTAGTTGACAGGCTGAATGGGTCAACGGTGATGTCTACGCCGGCACCCCACATTCCAACGAGCAAATCAGAGAAGTTACCGAAGAACATATCGCCAGCAGTACACTGGTTAGATACGATTGCGCGGTAACCGTTGATTGTGCCGCCAGGCTCAACAACGAACTGAGCAGTGCCAGTTGCTTTCTCAGTTGTCTTCAAGCCGCCGTACATTGCCGCTGGCAGGATGTAAGCAAGGTTACCTACGAGTGCGTTATCTTCCGCAACCGCAGTTTCCATGTCTACGACCTTAGCGTATGAAGGTACGAGGATAGGTGAAGTACCGAAGTCAACAGTGTTGATTCCAGATGTGTTCTTGATGCCTGTAGGCTGGCCGGAAGAGCCAGAACCTTGCAGAGCAGCCAAGTCAACAGCAAGAGCCAAAGACTGTGCTAGGTCATCACGTACCAATGCTTCCGCATCAAGAGAGCTCTGCTGACGAAGCTGACGAGTGATGTCAGTAAACGCAGCAAGCTGACGTGGAACCATGCTTACAGAAGTAGTTGTCATCTCTGACTCAGAAGCCGCATTGCCTTCAGTAGCAATCCATGCCGCAGAAGCTGAAGTAGCCTTCTTAGGAATCGCTACATCTGCGCTCAAACCTGTCAGCATACGAGCGCCAGCTTGCATGACTGAAGATGAGTTGCGGAGTACGTCGATGAACTCACCGCCACGGAAGTCATCTGAGAACAGATCTGACTCATCCGCTGAGTTCAGGTCACGCTGGCTTAGTACCTGATAAGGAACCATAAGACCTTGTGGGTCTTTGCCAGAACGCTTAGCAGTTGCTTCTGATACCTCGAACTCAAAAGCAGCAGCTTCGCGAGCGCGACGGTCAGATGGGTTAGCAAGAGCGTTGACTACGTTGAACAAAGAGAAGCGCTTAACTTCTTTCTGCGTCAAACCGATGTCGGTTGACTCGAGGGGCTTAGTGCCAATCTTATCAAGTACAAGACCCTGAACTTCTGCATACGAACGGCCTTCAACAATTGCTTGCTGGCCGAGGTCTGCTAGGTTGTGCTTAGTGGTCAATGCCATGATTTGAGCGGCATCACGTTGTGCGGTTTTCTTGGCTTCTGCCTCAACCGCTGCAATATCAACTTCAGACATTACGTCCTCCTTAAAGTTGGTTTTGATTGAAGGTTGGGTAGAAGCTTCATTTGAACGACCGACGCCGACCCGGTCAGATTGGTCAGCGGGGATGCTTACAAGCGAGGCTTCTAGGGGCTTCCATGACTTGGCTACATAAGTGTCCTTGTCACTTCGCTCCATTTTCTTAACGGAGTAACCAATAGAAATATTGGCTTTTATACCGTCTACTACATCGTCAAAAGCCTCTCTAGCAAGTGCGCCTTTTCCAAAGCGAACCGTCGCACGTAGTCTACGTGCCGAGCCATCAAGTTCTGCCGATTCTACGACGCCAACTTGCCTTTCTGGATCATGATCCAGTAGCAGCGGGGCGCGACCGCTATTAAGGAAGCTCATGTCGATTGCTTCCTCACTATGTTCTAACACTTCCATACCGTAAGAGCGCTCAACAGGCTCCTCGGATGAAATAGACATACGTACACGGCGAGTATCTTCTTCTACCGGCTTCGCGTCTAAGTGCATAGAGCGACGTTCAAGTTCTGCCGGAACCTCACGTTCAGCATCATGTCCTTCTCGCTCGTCATCTTCGTGACCAATGCGCTCGTCATCTTCGTGACCAATGCGCTCGTCATCTTCGTGACCGTCACGGTCCTCTGGCATAGATTTGGCATACGTGATGATATACGCTTCATCGGTCTCTTCTATGTTTTGAATGTGACGCTGCTCGCGGTCTTCTTGTCGAAGCTCAACGTCTTCTACTATCGCATTGCTCATTTCAATGTCCTCGTCTGCAAATGTCACGACTTCCTCGCATCTTCCCTTGGAAGACATGGGATGTCCAGATGGTAACAAATCTGTGTCATGCTTTCCGCTTCTAAATTTACCGTTTCTTAAAACGTAAAGGAATGAATTAACTCTGGCGTATGCCCATTGCTCGGGCGATTTCACACTGGGCCTTACCGAGCCAGGATTGGTCTTATATGCGCCAATACCGCGACGAAAAACTGCGCCTAAAGTGCGAGCATTGGTCCTCTTGCTGGCTACGTCGCCTACTTTCTCATTATGCTCTTTGGCTTTATTCGCAAGAGCCTTCTTAACGCTGCCGCTAATCTCTGCCCGGTCGTCTTCGTCCGCGGCTTCGACAGAACGGATAACTCTCTTGGCGAAGGTCTGCCCAGGATTACCACCCCAGAGTGCCCATGCGATTCGTCCAGCGGATGGGTACCCTTCTTCCCCTGGACTATATCCCTTACCGGCTTTATCAACTTCGTGTCGAGCAAAATAAGAATACATACGCTTGACAGTATCAATAGATAGCTCCCGCCCATTAGAGATATCGCGAGCGCGAGCAACACCGACTTCAGTACCGCCTCTACCGTGTTCTTTCCGCCATTCGAGACCACGCTTTGCCTCCGCTATCATTGCATCCGTGGGAGTCGTATTGATGTCCCGGCCTTTATACATCGCCATCGTCATCTCCGATTATTTCCGCGTCTACTTGAGCTTTTTCCGAACCATAAGGCTCGAGCGCGAACTGTATGCCAAACTGCTCAGCTAAGGCTTTATCGCGCTGTATCTGAGCGAATAGGTCTTCGACATCCTTACCATATTGCGAAGCAACGTCTTGTATAGACAGCACGCCATTCTTCATTCCGAGGATAGCCGCGTTCATTTCCTTGAGCGGGTCAACCCAACTCCAAGCACGACCTGTAAACGTAGATGCATTCAGGAAACGCTCGTACTGATTAGAGCCAATGCCGAATGACCGCAACTCCATCGCAGCATCGAGCCATGCCTCATATACCTTGTATACAAAGTGGTCAATCATGAACTGCTGAATGTCGCGGTAGAAATCTCGCTCCTCTAGCGCGCCTTGCCGGATAGAGCTATAGGATGTCGCCTCCAGGTCGTTAGATAGAGAGGTATAGGATATGCCTAGTCCGCTAGCGATGCCTTTCAATACTGACCTGTGGAAGCCATCAAACTCATTACTTGGGAACGTAGGCTCAAAGCTTTCTAGCGAGACACCCGTAGGAAGTTGATGGAAGGTTCCGGGCTCTGCATCCATGATAGGCGTGTGATTGTCGGTATCATCTGGCACAAACCCATCACCCGAGGGTGACGTAAAGAATCCCATCTTAGATGCACCGATACGAGCGTTAATCACTGCCGCCTCACGGAAGCCACCTAACTGCTTCATGGCTGGCATGACAGGAGACAACCAAGGCTCACCTCGAGTTTGTCCAGCGCGCAAAGGCATGAAGATGTGAATGACTTGCTCAGCAGGTATACGGATGTGTTTGCTCTTTCCCGTCATCATTGCGTAGTCATAATCACCCGGATGATAAGTGAGCTTGTGATAAGCAACCGGCCGCTTGTTTGCATCTAGCTCAACACCCATGCGGATCTCGTTACCACCAGGCAGCTTTTCATTCTTCTGCTCATCAATCTCATCGGGCTCAATAAACTGCAAAGCAAATGAGTCGTGATAGTCACGCCCACGATGCTTGATGATGAATACTTCTCCATCGCGTACTAGACTTTCAATAGCTAGCTTTTGTGCATCAACCCAAGATAACCGACCGTCAATCGTACAGTTGCCAGTGCGCCCCCACTTGGCGAACGCGCCTTCTACCGCCTGATTCCCAGGCAAGTCCAGCAAGCCATCTCCCCCCAGAGCCTTAACTTGTAAGCTGAACCCTCTAGCGCCAACTGCATTAGTCTTCATCAGATTTACATAGCGCTTGGCGTATTCATTGTTGCGACACAGGTCACGCGAGCGATTCCGTAAAGTCTTGATGACGGGACGTAACTCACTATCAGCAGAGCGCTGAGAGTCAAAAAAGTCTGCTAACAATCTGTTCTGGCCCGCTCCAGCGTAAGTACGCTTTAAAAAACGAGGCTTGTCTTCTTTCTTCTTACGTCCAAAGTCAAAAATGCCCATTAGAACCGTACCTTTATCGTTGCGCCATTACTCTTCCCACGCTTTAGTAGAGCTTCGTTGTCGTGCTTGACGATTTCTTTTCTGTAGTAATCACGGGCCTCAACGAGCTCAGTGAAACTCATTTTCGTAAGCGAACGTCCAGCAATAGAATAGTTAGAAACATCAGAGTCCGCCTTACCTGACAGCAGTGACTCAATCTTAGTGACCATAATCTCAGCGTGTATGCGAGGGTCAGCTTGATTACTGTCCATATCAGGTATGAACGTAAAATCACCAATATCAACTACAATCCTGTTGCCTGATGACGTCTGAGTTATTTCTAACTGCCAGTGATATTTGCCTGGAACAAATGTGGCGCTAGTAGATGAGTCAATAGTAAAAAGATAGTAATCGACATTTTCTGTAGCGGCTATCTTATGTTCTGTTGAACCCCCGCCAGTGATACGCATAACATACTCTGCGGAATGAGTAGCTATGGGATAGTCTTCTACTAAGTCAGACCGCTTCCACTGAACAAAGTCGCCTACGACGATTTCTTCTGGTTCGCTCTCGGGAGCATTTGCAACGTCAAAGAGATTTGCCATAAAAATCCTCTATCGCCAAGAATTTACGAATCCTCTTCCTGTTTTAGGCACGAAGGGCTTTTTTACTTGGCGGCTTGGTTCCTTTTCGCGGGTATCATCATCCGAATTATGCTTGAATTTCGTCCTGTCTGCTAGCGCATTGACATCCACGTTTAGTATTGCTAATGT